CTATGGCGGGTAACAGCGCTATCTTTGAAGCTGCCCTGACAGAAGCTTACAAACAATACGCTGCTGATCCCAACTCTAACGCTATGGCTGAAGAAGTTGCCAAACGCTATGCGACACAGGAAAGTCAAAATGCTATGCTTGGAAACAAGCTTGAAAACAGTATGGCTGACCTTGGTGACAATCTGGTTAAGGCGCTTCAACCCGCCTTGGATATGGTCAATAATCTTCTGGACGCTTTCAACCAGCTTTCTGAAGGTGACCAAGACAAGATTATTACTGCTTTCATGGTCTTTGCTGCTGGGGGTCCGATTGTGACCGCTGTTGGCGCTACGGTTGAAGCAATCGGAAAGATTGGAACCGGAATCAGTAAGGCTTATCATGGAATAGCTGGTTGGCTTGGTAAAGGTGGTCTTTCCGCTTTGCTGACTAACCCGGCTACTTGGGGAATTGCTGCGGGTGGTGCTTTGCTTCTGTTTATCAGCTACCTTGACAGTATCCCTACCAAGTTTGAAGAACTTGCCAAAGGTGTTCAGGATATTCCTATCACCATCAGTCAGACGGACTATGATGAAACCATGTCCAAGATTGCTGAAGTTCAGGCTGCTTTGGATGGTCTGAAGCCGGGTGAAATCAAAGAAGAATATGAAAACACTGTGTTAGCTACTGAAATGGGTTATGGTACAAATGACATGTACGCTACATCCATTGCCTATGAAGCTACCAAGGCAAGCGCTTCCATCAATGATGTTGCTTCTGAATATGCCCAGAAGATGAATGAAGTTCAGCAGGAAATGATTAACGCTGCAAGCGCCGGGGATACCGCCCTTGCTGATGCAAAGAAAGCTGAACTGGAAGCGCTGCGGACTACCCTGAATAGTGAACTGGACGCTATTAAGGGTGATTATACTTCCAAACTGTCTGATATCTTCAGCGGTATGGCTTCCCAATACCCTGAAGCTGCTTCCACACTGGAACAGGCTATTAGTGATTATGATGTCATGCGCTTGTTTGCTGAAGCTTCTGAAATCAGTTTTTATAATGATGACGGAACTTATAACCAGATGGCTGACCAACAGATGGAAGCTTATAACAAGGCGCTTGCTAAAGCTGCTTGGGATAAAGGCTTCTTTGCTGACCAATTCGGCGGTTTCAGCAACTTTGAATCCTTCTATGAATCCTTTGGTTCCGGTACTTTGGGTAACGTTGGTCTGTATATGGAAGATTTCCGGAATCAGGTTATGGAAAACTTGACTTCAGAACTTCAGACGGTTTCTGATAATCCCATCCTTTCAAGCTGGCTGGCTTCCATGCTGTCTGATCCTAATATCACTGAAAATATGGATGTGACACAGCTTTCCGGGGCGCTGGAAGGAATGTTCAAGCTTCTGGACTTCAAACAGGCTATGGACGCTGCCGGGAATAAGCCTGAAGAATGGGGTAAATACGTTTCTGAAGGTTTGGCTTCCGGTATTTCCGGTAGTGAAGGGGAACCCGTCAGCGCTGGTTCTTCTATGGGTACATCCACCATTGACGCTATCAAAGCTGCTTTGGGTGTTGCTTCACCTTCCACCTTTATGATTGAAGCTGGTATGAATGTGGATGAAGGACTTGCACAAGGTATCGGAAGCGGAATGGGAATGGTCATTGCTATTGCAACTGCTGTTGGAACAACGGTTATAGCGGTATCCAAGGGGATTCTTTCCGAAGGTGCCGGGGCTTCCATCGGACGGGCTTTCAGCGCTGGTTTGGCTGCGGGTATCAGTTCAGGAAGAAGCGCTGTGGTTGCTGCTGCGGTTTCCGTTGCTACGGCTGCTGCAAGCGCTGCCAAAGGCGCTTTGGGTATTGCTTCACCTTCCAAAGAAACATACTGGCAAGGTGAAATGATGGTTGCTGGTTATGTGAACGCTTTGAAGGATGGTTCCAAGTTGGTCAATAAGACCGTTGAAAACACTGTCAAAGGTTCTGAATCCCGGTGGAATGACGGTATCTGGAATATCATTTCAGGCTTTACCAGTATTGAAGAACAGGCGCTTGCTGATGAATTCAACCATGTGAAAGACGGTGTGAAGATTAACGAATCCGATATCAAGAAAATCAGACAGCTTGCGGAACGTGAAGTCATCAACCATTTCACTACGGCTGAAGTCAAGGTTGAAATGAACAACACCAACAATATCAATTCTGATATGGATATTGACGGTGTTATTGCCCGGTTGGAAGACAAGGTTGCTGAACGGCTTGAAGCTGTTGCGGAAGGGGTGTACACCTGATGGCTGGATATGATGTTTATATTGGGGATGTGCTTTTGCCCGTTGCCCCGCAAGCATTGACCACTTCCATCAACGGAAGGAACAAGGTATATAACCTTATCAATGAAGGTGAAATGAACATTCTGAAGCTGGCTGGACTTACAACTGTCAGCTTCACTGTTCTTTTACCCGCTGTGAAGTATCCTTTTGCCACTTATCGGAATGGATTTCTGAAACCTTCCTACTTCCTTGATCTGTTTGAAAAGCTGAAACAGGAAAAGAAAGGTTTCCAGTTCATTGTCAGCCGATATGATACGGCTACCATCAGAAAGAACCTTTACAATACCAACATGACAGTTTCCCTTGAAGATTATCGAATCCGGGAAGACGCTAAATCACAGGGGTTTGACATTGAAGTTGAAATCACACTGAAACAGTTCAAGGAATTCAAAACCAAGACTTTCACTGTGACAACCCCTTCACCTACTGTTCCTATTGCCCTTACTCCGGTCAGACCTCAAGCAACCACAACCAATACACCTACAAATCCGGGCGGTGGTGGAAACGGAAAGACCTATAAGAAGTATAAGGTTCAGATTCCGGGAATGGGTGTGGTTGAAGTGACTGCTTCCAGTATTCAGGAAGCTATCACCAAGGCGGGTGCTGGAAGTTGGACAGGAACAATCTATGTTGATGGTGTTGCCTATTATGTAAATAAAGGTAAGCTTGCGGTTGATCCTAACAAAACCAAGGCTGCTATCAATTCTGTAATATCCAATACAATTTCAGAGATTGCACAGAAAGCGCTTGAAACCGCTAAAAAGACGGTGGTTACCCCCGCAAAAATAACGGGTGTTCAGCCTAAAAGCGCCACTGAAACGTTGCAAACTAAGACAACTACTGTAATCAACAATATTCTGAACCGGAATGTTTTGACTACAAATGCCACATCTTCAACGGTGAAAAAACCTACAACAACTTCTTCCGGTAAAGCAACCACAACGGCTGTTGCAAAGGGTAACAGTAAGCTTATTGCACTGAAATCATAAGGAAAGGGGTGAATCCTGATGAATGTGAAAGTTGAAATTCAAAACGGAACATGGGGTTTTGAACCCATTGTTCAGGATGATATTCAATGGGTAACAGACAGGAAAGGAAGCCCCGGAAAGCTGACCCTGAAGGTTCTTCAGGATGAATACTTGGATGTTGAAGAAGGAAATTCCGTTTCTCTGAAGGTTGACGGAACTTCTGTTTTCTATGGGTACATCTTCCGCATTGAACGGGATAAAACCGAAAGTGTAACCCTGACCTGTTATGACCAATTGCGGTATCTGAAAAATAAGGATACCTACAATTTCCAGAACACAACAGCTAACCGGATTGCTCAGAACATTTGTGCTGATTTTAACCTTAGAACCGGGGAACTGGAAGAAACTGCTTACGCTATTCCTTATGTGATCTATGACAATAAGACGCTGATTGACATGATTCAGGATTCGCTTGATATGACCCTGACCAACACAAAGAAGATGTATGTTCTTTATGATGATTATGGGAAAATCACTATCAAGCAGATATCCCGGATGAAGGTTGGTATCATGATTGACGCTGATACCGCTGAAACCTTCAATTATGAATCCAGTATTGATGATGAAACCTATAACCGAATCAAACTGATGTATGAAGATTCTGACAGTCATGAAAGAACCTTCTGGACAGCGGAAGACAAGAATACACAGGGGAAATGGGGAACGCTTCAATACTTTGAATCCATCAGTAAGGAAGAAAAAGATTCAGCGCAAAACAAAGCCAATGCGCTTCTGGAACTGTATAACAGTAAAACCAAGCGTTTGACCATTCCCAATGTCATTGGTGATTTACGGGTAAGGGCTGGAAGTATGATCCTTGTTCAGCTTACTGTTGCAAAGGAAAAAATCAATCATTGGATGGTTGTTGATTCCTGTACCCACAATTTCAAAGAAAATGAACACTTCATGACCCTGAAGGTGATTGGGGGTGGTTTCATTGGGTGATCTTGTGGAAAGCATGAAGAAAGCTGCTTTGGAAGCGGTTGGAAATTCTGATCCTTCCTGTGTGATGTACGGGAAAGTTATTCAGGTTTCCCCGCTTCAAATTCAGGTGAACGTGAAACTGATTCTTCAGGCTGAACAATTGGTTCTGACCCGGAATGTGACGGACTACACCATTGATGTTACCGCCACAACTGCTTATGCCGGGGGTCATAAACATGAAGATTCATTAGGTGGGGAAACAACTTCCAACGGTAGTCATTCACACAGCATTTCAAGTATTAAAATCCTGAACGCTTTGAAAGTCGGTGAAGAAGTCATTCTAATCCGTCAGGCGGGTGGACAGGAATACATTGTTTTAGACAGGGTGGGGTGATAAAAGATGGCATTGACACCAACATTGTACAGTGAAGTCCTGATAGACCCGGAATATGACATTACCCTATATCCGTCATACACCTATTATATGAACCTGAATACGAACAGAATCATTGGAAACATTGACGGTATTGAAGCAATGCCCCAAACAATCTATAAGATTCTGAACACTGAACGTTCTGCTTACCTTGCCTATTCGGATAATTACGGTGTTGAACTGATGGATTTGTACGGGAAACAGATGACCTATGTGATTCCTGAACTGGAAAGGCGAATCAAAGAAGCGCTGGAATGGGATTCCCGGATTGATTCTGTTGACAATTTTGAATTTGAACTGAAAGGTTCCAGTGTAACCGCTACCTTCACAGTTCATACCATCTTTGGGGATGTTGAAGCTGAAAGGACGGTGGAAATCTGATGTTTCAAAACTTTACCTTTGAATATCTGATGGAACGGATGCTTGCAAACGTTTCTGACGATATGGACAAACGGGAAGGGTCTGTGATCTGGGATGCGCTTGCCCCCGCTGCGCTGGAACTGGAAACCGGATACCTGTTTCTTGATTATGTCCTGAATCAGTCCTTTGGTGATACTGCTGACCGGGAATTCCTGATCCTACGGGCAAGGGAAAGGGGTATGCTGCCTAATGATGCTACATGCGCTGTTCTGAAAGCGGAATTTACCCCCACAACAGCCGATGTTGCCGGGAAACGGTTCAATCTGGATTCCATGAACTATCAAGTTGGGGACGCTATTGAAGGGGAAGCTGGTTCTTATCAGTTGATCTGTGAAACCCCCGGTGTTGTCGGTCATCAGAAGCTTGGGAACCTGATTCCCATTGATTATGTGGAAGGACTGCAAACCGCAACAGCAACGGAAGTCCTGATTCCCGGTGAAGATGAAGAAGATACGGAAGATTTCAGGAACCGTTATCTGAATGATTTCAACCCTGTCCGGTTTGGCGGGAACATTGCCCAATACCTTGACTGGATAAACAATATTGACGGTGTGGGCGCTTCACGGGTGAAAAGACGGGTAAGCGGTGAACGGAAAATCATTGCAACCATCATCAATTCCACCTATTCTAAAGCTTCTTCAACACTTGTTCAGGCAGTACAAACAGCCCTTGACCCCAATGAAGACGGGCGGGGTGACGGAATCGCCCCTATTGGTCATGAAGTGACGGTGGAAGCTGCTGACAATGATACAATCAATATTTATATTGAAGTCACTTTTGATACCGGGAAATCCTATTCCAATATGATGACCGCTATTACTGAAGTGGTTGAAGCCTATCTGCTGGAACTGCGTGAAGATTGGGGGAATTATTCTTCCGGGACAGCAACCGTTGTCAGAATCAGTCAGTTGGAAACCCGGATTCTTGCCCTGACCGGGGTGGTAGATATCAATAACACGAAAATCAACGGAACCGCTGCTAATTATTCATGTACTGATAACAAAATCCCGGTATTAGGGGTGATAACACATGACTGAACGGACGGTTGATCTTTGGCGCTATCTGCCTGAATACCTGAAACAGTTTCCTGAACTGAATAAGCTGTTTGAAGCGGAAAAGCCTGAATTTCAAACACTGGTTTACAATCTGAACCGACTGCTTAACAATCTGTTCATTGATACGGCTACCAGCGGTGGACTTGATCGGTTTGAACAGATTCTTCACCTGTATCCTAATCCGGGTGATACTGTTGAAATCAGACGGTCTAATATCATGGCTGCTTGGTTTTCAGATAAGATGTATACAATGAAAACCTTGCTGAACCGTCTATCAGTTCTTCAGGGTAATGATAACATCCAGCTTGTGTGGGATGAAGATGATAATTATTTACTTCATGTCTTTACCCGGCTGGAAGTTCAGGGACAGGTTGACAGGCTTTATGAAATCCTTGAAGAAATGCTTCCTGCTGACATTGCCTATCAGTCAACCAACTACATTGAAGCTACCAAGGAAGTTGGTGTTTACTACGCTGCTGGACTGTCTGTGACAGGAACCCTGTTCCTGACCAATGACTTTACCGGAACTGTTGAAATCAGTGGTAATGCGTTTGTGGGCATGGCAAACGGATACACTGAAATCATAAGTACAAATTAAGAAAGGATGATAGACCAACATGGAACTTGCAAGTTTTATCATTACGAACAAGGGACAAGCGCTGATGGCTAAACTGATGCAAGGGCTGGCGGTTTGTGACTTCACAAACATCCGGTTGTCTTCTCAGGTTTACACTGACGCACAGATTCCAACCCTGACAAGCCTTGCCAACGTGAAGCAGACAGCCCCGGTGACCAAGAAAACGGTTGTCAATTCCACTTCCATTCAGATTGAAGGGGCGGTGGACAACACTTCCCTTGCTGCCGGGTATAACATCAATACCATTGGTATTTATGCCACTGATCCTGATGACGGTGAAATCCTGTATGCTGCTGCCCGTGCTGTGACCGCTGGATATATGCCCCCTTACAACGGTGTGACCGTTTCAGGCGGTGTGTTCAAGTTTGTCATTACGGTGGGCGCTGCTTCTCAGGTTACGCTTACGGTTGACCCGGCTGGTTACGCTTCCATTGCTGACATTCAGGGACTTGAAGCGGAAATCACTGACCTGAAGGGTTATATTGGTCTGAACGATGATTCCATCTACGGTGTTGAAGTGGACTTTGTGAACAAGACCTTCACCCGCCTTGAAGGGGCTTACGGAAAGACCCCCGGAAGTGACTTCAACAGTATTGAACCTTGGGGTGGTCGGTATCGGTGCAATGTGACTGACGGTGGTGTTGAACTTTCCGCTTACGGTGAAGAAGGATACACTGAAACAGGCGCTTTGACCGCTGCCGTGACCAAGGGCGGTGTTGAATACGCTGTTGGAACCAAGGTTCAGGTTATGGTCAAACAGCCCCGGTTCTATTACAAGGTTGTCCCGCTGAAGACGGAAAAGATTGCCGGGAAGCGGGGCGCTCACATGCGGAAAGCCCGGTATTACATTTCCGCTACCCCCAAGCTTGGATTCAAAATTCATCCCGCTTTTGTTTCCGGTGGGGTTGAAAAATCCTGTATTTACCTGTCCGCTTTTGAAGGTTCCCTGTATGATGTTTCCGCTTCCAGCTATATCACGGATGATTCACAGGTTGCGGATTTCACCGCTTCTACGGGTGACATGCTGTGTTCCATTGCCAACGCTAAACCGCTGTCTGGTCTGACACAGGACGCAACCAGACGGAAGGTTGGTATCCTTGCGGAAAACCGGGGAACTGGTTGGTGTCAGTCTTTTGTTCAGGCTGCTGCTGCAACAGAAATGCTGTTCCTTGTGGAATACGCTTCCTTCAACATGCAGGATAAGCTTGGACAGGGCGCTGTCAATAAGACAGATGACGGTTCAACCAACATGGCTGAAAATACGGGCGCTACCACTTCCCTTGGTAACGCTTCCGGTGCTGTGACCAATGCCAACAGCATTCAGATTATTTCTTACCGGGGTGAAGAAAACTTCTACGGGAATATCTGGAAGTGGGTTGACGGTATCAATATTTATGCTGATACCGGAATTGGTGACCATCAGTTGTTCATCTGTAATGACAAGTCCTTTGAGGAATCCAAGAAAACGGGCAACTATATTGAAGTCGGTTTCACCGCTGCAATGGCTAACGATTATGTCAAAGCCTTTGGTTATGATCCTGACTTTGATTGGCTGTTCATCCCGTCTGAAGTCGGTGGTAACAGTTCTGTTCCGGTGGGTGACTACTATTGGCAGAACGCTGGTTCCAGTGGTTACCAT